TTGTTGACATCCGACGCGGTCAGTACCGCTCCAGCAGTGAAAGTTTTGAACCCTGATCCCATTGGAATCTCCTAGAAAGACAGTTTGTTGGTGTCAAGAACACCAAATCCGGTGTTGTCGAGAATAAAAAATCCGGTAAAGAACGTGGCAGAGGATAACCCGAAACGGGTCGTCCAATCGGCTGGCGATCCCGAATGTTGAATCTGTGCAACGAAACAATCACGTTCCACAGCTGCACCGCCACCAGGAACAGCGAATTTCACGGTGATTCGATCCCTCAGACGTCTTCCCAAGACTTGAGGCCATAAAGCCACAGGATCTCGTCGAGGTTTGAACGTAATGGAATCGGGGCGAAGCTCCGGATTCGCATACTGGGAGGAAAGGAACAGGGCCATATCGTTCGCGGTCGACTGCCCATAAGAAGTATCTGAGTTGTATGTCGACGGGATGGGAAGTTCCAAATCTAAAGTTCGTGCCCCATAAATCGACTGCGATTCGGCGTTTCCAATCGTCACGGTAGTCCCGATTAAAGAATCGCCGGAAGACGCTGAAGTCACTTTCCTATTCACTCTGACAATGTTGTAAATGAGATCGTCGTCGTAGACGATGTCCACATCCGAGAACTGATTGAGTTTCGTTGTGGAATCGAATGTGGCTTGGGAAGTGATGCAACGGTCTTCGGAAACAATGGAGACACGATCGTCGAATACAACTGTCCCATCTCCTTCGACATAGATGGCCCCGACATCAGTTTGTGCTGCCTCATTCAGAAGTTCCAGAACGGTTTGCGAGGCGTTTTGAACCTCGAGTCTTGTTTGACCAGTGTCAATTGCTCTCAAATTGTTAGGCCAAGAAATAGCATTCAAGATCGTGTTGATTCTTGTACCAGCAAGGTCTCCAGCAGACCCGATGATCGGTGTTGTTTCAACACTTGAAACCACATTTACGTTTCCGGTAGTTGTTGTGTCAACAACATCGATGGAACTCGGACCCAATCGGCCATCTGATGGTGTTGACACTGCGACATCCAAAACGCCTGTGCCGGAACTAGTGATTGTCAAGACAGATGGCAAACCACCGACAACATTCGAAAACGACTTGAAAGCATCTGAACAACTAATGGTGGCGGTTGCATCACCAAGGCCGGCACTGGAATAGTCAAATTTCCATGAATCAATTAAACCACGGAAAACGGCGTATTGAGTCCCGTTCCATGTAGCTCGAATCACCACAGGAATAGCTGGCACAATTCCTGTGACGCCAACTGTTGCGTTGTAATAAGGGGAATCGATGTTGGTCGGATCGAAACGTCGGTCACGATTGTCCAGGGTGATTTGAGCGGTTCCTGTGGAGAACCGTTCGAGTTCACGTCGACGTCCCCGAACTGTCGAAAAGTTCCTGACCCATTCGGTGATGTCATAAAAAAAAGCGCCATCACCTAAAGTTCCAGTGTTCAGGAGGGAAAGGTTGAGGATCATTCTGTCGCCAGCGTCGGAACCTACAACCGAAGGCGCAAACAACACCTCGAGGGTAGGCATATCGGTCGAGAAACTCATGGTGCCAGACTCGTTATGCCACGCCTATTGGCACGCGATAGGGCGTCGACCACGATGGTTTCGATTGCGGTCGGGTCGCCTGCGACCGTGTTGATCGTGATGTTGATTGCTGGTTGGGTTGTCATTCCTCCGCCAGCGTTTGAGAGGAGTGCTTTGTTTGTGGAGAACGCGTCGACGATTCGTCCGTATCCGGCAGGGATGAAAAGTTCGGGGCCTTTTTCGCCGACCATGTATGGGGTGCCGGCGTCAACTAGGCCACCAGTCGCTCGAGCTGGAAGAGAGGAGTAGTCATACGACCCCGGGGAGTATGCAAACTTTTTCATTGCTTCGATACGCTTCACGACGTCATCGATTGCCACGATTGCTTCGTAGGTGTTGACGTCAACAGTGACCACCGGTTTTTGTTGAGAAAGGAAATACAGCTGAAGTCCTAGATCCGTGAGTCGTTTACGGAGCGGACTATCTGGGGCCAAAGTTTCAGCGAGTTCGAGGTACTTTCCGGCTTGGATTCCTGCGGCTTCTCCGCTCGTTAAAGTCTTCTCGTTTAGTTTCGCCTGGGCTTCTGCAGCTTTAACAGCGGCTTCCGCTTCCCGCAAGACAGCTTTTTCCAAAGCCAACTCTTTAAGGGTGCGATCATCGGCGCTCAAAGAACCATCAGAAAGGCTCTTGTTGTATTCGATCAGAGCCTGTCGAGTAGCAATAGTCGCTTCTTTCTGACTGATGTTTAGTTCGTAAATATCAGTTAAAGCGGCGTATTGCTTTTTCAGAGATTCGGAAAGTTTGTCGACTGCCGCTGCCAAATCGACTTCAGCGGTGGCCTGCTCCTCAGATTTGCCTTCGCTTAAACCTTTTTGGATGTTGAGCTGCCGGATGACTTCCTGCTGTTGGTTGTAGGCGTCGATGCCGTTGTAGAGCGTTTCGATGAGTCCAAAGTCGGCTGCCTTGGTTTCGATTAGGCGGGCGATGAGTTCGTTTTGTGCGCCACCCGCATCGCGAATTATTTTGATTTGAGCATCTAAGGCCCCCTGGGTGCCACCTAGTGAAAGCTTCACTCCTTCATTCGCTACGCTTTGATCCACCAAGGCGTCTCGGTTGTCGTCGAGTACGTCCGTGAACTGGGCGACTGTGATGCCGGCTTTGCTCAGATTGTCAAGCTGGTTTTTTGATTTGAGGATGCCGGCAAAGGTTGATTGAGTGTTTGCCGTGATAGCGCCGGTGAGTTCATTGAAGCTGGGAATGAGGGCGTCAATGTCTTTTTTAACTGCCGCTTGCTCGTCGCGATAGGACTTGTACGCGAGTCCACCAATGACAGCGGCGGCCCCGACCGCTAACACTGCCGGACCCAGAATGGCCATTCCGCCGGCAGCTGCCGTAGCGCCACCAGAAGCAGCGCTAGTCGAAATGTTCATGGAGGCGACAGCGCCTTGGGTGCTGATTGCTTTGGCGGCCATGTCGGCCATAGCTGTTCCAGCGGTTTTTACTGCTGCTGTTGCTGCTGTGAAACCGACCGCCAGTTTCGGACCGATCAGGGCCACGCCAGTCAATCCAATTAGGCCGGTTTGGACGGGACCGGGAAGGGCGCTGAACGCCTCCGCTACCAGGATGATCGTTTTCTGGATTTCGGTGTAGATCGGGAGAAGAGTTCTGCCAAGTTTGGCGGAGGTGTCTTCTAGTTTCGCTGCTGCTCGTTGCTGCTGCCCCTGGGCGGTGTCGGCTTCCTTCGCAAACTGCCCCTGAGCGAACGCTGAGCGTTCCGTGACAAGCGCCAGAGTGGCTTGGCCTTTGGCGTATGCGGTGACAGACGATTCAGAATCCGCCAAGCCCATCTCCACGGCTTTAGCGTTAACTTCAGAGGCTTTCAGTGCGATACCGAAACGCTCCAATGGATCGTATTCGCCACGGAGAGCAGATCCCAAAGCAGCCACGGCATCGTTTGTGTTTCCGCCAAGAGTGGCCGCCAAATCGGCGCCAGTCTTTGTCAGGAAAATAGATTGCTTCGCTGCCTCTTCCGCTGAAAGCCCAGCGCCCTTCAAAGAAGATCCGAGGCGCGACGTCAACACCCGAGCAGCGTTCTCCGACAGGCCAACTAGATCGGCAGCGCCTTTCGTGAACTCATTGATGCCGCCGGCAGCGCTTCCAAAGACAGCGGCCGTTCCACCGATCGACTGTTCTAGATCGCCAGCAGCTTTGACCAGCTTTTGGGCGCCATAAAGAACAGCGCCACCGAAAAGGGCGGTTCTGAGAATGTCGCCAGATTTCTTGGCGTTCTCACCAAATCCGGCGATCTTTCCTTCGGCTTTTTGAAGTTCTCGGGCGAGTTGGGAGGAATCGCCGACAATGGCAATTTTGACTCCGCTTTTGTCACCAACAGCCATCTGGGCCTCACTCGTCCCAACGCTTAGCATCCGGTCCGTGTTCGGCGGATTCTCTGCGTCTTGTTTGAACTTCGAACATTGCGTCGAGGTAGTGGTCGGGTTCCTCTAAAAGTACGGACATGGAGATACCCGAGTCAATCGCCAACGCTGCTACAGCGAGGGTGAAGAACTCGGGTCCGTAGGGGTTGGCTCTTCTTCCTCTACTGCCATGATGTCCACCGATTCGACGGTTTCAATCCAATCATCGAAAGAAACGATGTCTGGGTCGGTTCGTTTCGCTGCACACCATCCGAAGAACCACAGATGTTCCTGGCGGACACCATCTTCGGAGAACATGGCGGCGACAGGGATTTTGAATTGACGTTCGAAACGGATGGCGTCGGCTTTGCGACCTGAAGTTTCGAGGTCGGTTCCGTCTTCGAATGTGATTTTGTATTTTGCGAACATGGTCGGGCTGTCCTTTATCTGAGGGCGGATTTGACTGCTTTGTCGACTGCTCGGCCGGCGGCCTCGACGAGTCGATCTTGTGTCTGTTTGATGCCTGGGTAAACGTAGCGACCGTATTTTATGATGGGTCGGACGATTGTTTGGTTTCTTCCAGGGCCACGGTTCCTGAGTGTGCCACCGAAGTCCAGCCATCCAAAGTATGGGGCAGCCGATGATTTCCCACCCGCTATGACGTAAAGGGTGTTTCCGCCCGATCTGGCTTTAATAGTGAATCGGGCGCGATTCGAAATCTTTGGAACCCTTTGAATAATTGCGGGAAGGGTGTTGACGATGATGGCGGCTTTGAGGTCTTCGCGTAGGACCGGGACGAGGTCCGGATGTATCTTTCGCAGATACTTCCGAACCTCGGCCAGATTGCTGATGTAGACCCCAGCCGGTAAGGCCACTAGCCGTTCTTGGAAACTGTGCTGGCTGCGCGCCAGCTGCCCGAAACGGTGATGGGGCCGTCGACCGGTGCATCGAGAGAGAAATCGAAGAAGCCGGTTCCGTACCAGTAGACGTTCGGGGCGTTAGTGATGTCTGGGTACAAGTAGAACTTGCGGGCGTCACCATCGACAGCGGCGGTGTAGGACTGAGCGGTCGCATCGTCGAAGTAGCCGGAGAAGCTGCCCTGAGCGTCAGGAAGGCCCGAAACGTAAATCTTGTTCGTGTCACCAAACGAGGTGACTTCTTGTGTGTCGGTGCCGAATTCCGCTGACCACTGCTTGAGGAAGGCGACGGATGAAGGACTCGCTGCTGATGTAGCGATTCCGAGGTACAGGCGACCGTTACGGCCGTGGCGACGTGCCATTGGTTTCTCCTTGTGGAGTTGGTGGGGTCTGGGGTTCTCCGGTCACGTCGGGATGCTCGGGAGAGCTGCTACACATTCCAGCAGATGCCGGACATTATTGTCGAAAGTTCGGGTGGCTACTGCGTTTCGTGCCTCGAGTGCGACTGTTTGCCGTTCTGTGGGATGGTTCAGCCACCATCGTAGTTTCTCTCCGAACTCTTCGGGTGTTTCGAACGTCGGCAACATGGACAGAATCTGGTCGGATTCGGGGCGGGATTCTCGGAGAAAGAAAGTTCCGGTTGCTGCTAGTTCCACTTCCCGTGGACCCATTGCCCATCCTTGGTCGTGGCCGGCGGCGCCTTCTTTGCGGTAAAGGTTCGCTGAAGTGTGGACTGAGGAATACAGCTCGACGGTGTGTTCGTTTGGGAAACAGCCGGCTTGGTCGTGGATTAGGAACTGGTGGAGTGGCGAGTTGTCGTCGAGTGCCTGCCAGTTTCCGGCGAAGGCGACTTCGATTCCGGTCCAGTCGACTTGTTCAAAGAAAGCGATTCTGGACGGGAACGCGGTTCCTACCCATCCGAAGTCGGCTCGGAGATCGTCGGCTATTGGCTGGCGGTAATGGATTTCGGGGTCGTATGCCTGGGGGATGTACCAGGTGTTCGGTTGGGTTTCCCGGAACTTGTCGAGGTTGGTGGGGTCGTTGATGAATGCGGCGTCGGCTCTGGCGGCGATGGGTTGCTGTGAGGGGTCTTCGTAGGGGGATTCTGTGAGGACGACAGCAATTCGGATTCCTCGGCTTCGGATGATGTCGAAGGTTTCGGGTGGGACGAGGAAAGCGGATGTGATGATGACGAGGTCGGGCCAGAAGTCGAAACAGGTGGCGCGTAGTTGTTCGCCGACCATTCTGGCGGCGATGTGTCCTTTTTCTGTTTCGGGGACTTTGCCTCGGATGGCGTTTTCGGTGAAGGTGATTCGGTCGGAGAGGTTGAAGTTTTGAATCTCATTGCCGGAGCGTTTTAACGCTCGGAGCCACCCGTTGTGGACGTCTGCGACAGAGAATTCGGGGCCGGGTTCTACTGTCAGGATTCGCACTTAGCCGAGAACCTCGAGGTTCACTTCGACGCCCAAGTATTCGATGCCGCCAATGGTGAAGGTGCCTGGATTGTTCCAGGAGGTGACGCGTGCGGAATCACAGGAGCCGGAAAGAGTTGGGTTGGTGTCGATCGCATGGAAGATTGAGTCGGTGCCTTGTCCGAGGAAGTCGTCGAGGCGTTGCTGTCCGAGTTGGTCGTCTGCTCTGGTGAGCATGACGAGTACGCCATAGTTCACGATCATTCCGTCGTCGAGGTCGGCGTCGTAGCTGCCGGTCCCGAGGGATACGACAGCTGCCGGCGGCTGGATTGTTGAAGGAATCCACTCGTAGATTCGAAGGTTGTTGACGCTTTCTAGGGCGCTGGTGATGCCTGTTCTGACTGATGCAAGGTTCATCCGATGACCAGTCCTTGGCCGCCTGCCCGTCGATACGGCGAGATCATCATTTGGACGTCAGGGTCGAGGCGGGTGGAGACTCGGACGGCGCCGAATGCTTCGCCGGCTGAGAAACCTTCGGGGGTTTGCGCGCGTCGGTAAATGCGGGCGGATTGGATGAGGCAGGCTTGGGCGATGGAATCTGGGATCGCTGCCCATCCCCATTTGGCGGTGACTTGGATTCTTGGGCGCCGGCCGGTCACGGGAAACAGTTTGGGGATCGTGGCGAGAATGCTGTTGTAGGGCTGTCCGGAGATGCCGCCAATTGTGGCGTTCAGGGGTTCGAGGATGTATTCGTCAGTCGACCAGGTCTGGTCGAAGGTGCCGTTGTCGCCTGTGTCGGTTTTAATGATGAGGCCGGTTGTGGTTGAGAAGTCGTCGACGACACAACGGATGTAAGTGTCGGCGTAGTAGACGCGAGGGGAGACAGAGGCGTCGAGGTAGAAGCGCCGGTTGGTGAAGGCGTCGATGGTGCGGGAGGCGACTCCGATGGCGGCTTCCATTTGGACGTCTTCAGCGTTGCCGTAGTTCGCCGAGGGGAACAGGTAAGCCTTGAAGTCGTTGAGGGTGGTGTAGCCGTTCGTGATTGTCATTTCGTAGGACTCCATTTTGTTCGGAGGCGGGTGACGTTTTCGGCTACGGCAGACCAGCGTTCCGAACCGGATTGTGACTCGAGGTGAGTGACGGTGGCGCGTGGATCGTAGACGTTACGAAATCCGGCGTCGACGGCCGCTAAGCATAGGTCGACGTCTTCATAGCCGTTCCAGTATCCCTCATCGAAGCCTCCGAGGCTGTGGAAGGTGTTACGTCGAATGGCTAGGCAGGCTCCGGTGATGGCGTCGACATCAATGGGGTCGGATGACCAGTCGATGGTGAGGTTCCAGGCTTCTAGACCTGCCGGCCGGTTGAAGTCGACGGCAACTCCGGCTGATTGGATTTGGCAGTCGGGGTAGATGAGTTTGGGGCCGACGATCCCGACGTCAGGTTCCTCGAGGTGTCGGGTGATCGATGTCCAGTTGGGGTGGACGATGGTGTCGTTGTTTAGGAAGATGAGGTGGTCGGCTGTGGCCCAACGTGCGCCCTGGTTGCAGGCCGAAGCGAACCCGAGGTTTTCAGGGTTGTTAATGGTGGCGAGGCGTGAGCTGCCATCGGTAGATCCGTTGTCGACGATGATGATTTCGTCGATCGGGTCGTGTCTGGCGATGGAGGCGAGACAGTTTTGGGTTAGTTCGAGTCGGTTGTAGGTGGGGATGATGACAGCGATGGTCATGGGGCGGGGTCTTCTATGAGGCCGGTTTCTTCGCAGAGTTTCCGCCATTGCGCCCAGAGTTGGGCGTCGTCGAATTGTCCGAGTTGCCGCCAGTGCGCCCCATAGGTGGGGTGGAGGTTGGTGGCGTTGAAGGCGGCGGCTCCGTTGCGGGCTTTGGTGACGAGCTGTTCGAAGGACCGGTACTGGAAGTGGCGGTAGTTGAGGGCGACTGCTGGGGTGCCTGGATGATTGAAGACGAAATGGTTTCCGAAGTCGATCCAAACGTCGGGGTGATGGCGGAAAGCGACTTTGCCCATTTTTTGGGGTGATTGGCGGCGATGTCGGATTCTTTGGAATGGTGAGGGTTCGGCGGGGTCGTCGTCGTCGGTGGCGATGTGGTCCCAACCGGTGGCGGTGATGACGTCGGCGTCGGCTTGGGTGAAGAACTCTTTGAGGGTGCCGCCGGTCCAGTACCAGTATTCGTCGGCGTCAAATGGGAGAATCCAGTCGGCTCCGAATTCGGTGTGAGCCATTTGAGCTAAAGCAGTCATTTTTTGGTCTTGGTAGTAGCCGACTTCGGGATCTTCGATGACTGTGACTTTTCCGGTTCGTTTCAGGTTTTGGAGGATGAAGCCGGTGTCGTCGATGCTCATGTTGTCGGCGACGATCACATGGTCGACGCCTTGGTCGAGGAGGTTTTGGATTGTCCAGTCGATGATGTCTTCTTCATCGCGAACCATGGTGACGGCCACAAGTTTCATTTGATCCTCCTGGCGGGTGTTCCGACCCATGTCGAGTTCGGTGGAAGTTCTTGTCGGGGTAGGACGACTGTGCCGGCTCCGATTGTTACTCGAGGGCCGAGGGTCGCGAGGTTGGAGATGACTGCTCCTGCTCCAATCTGACAGCCGGCGCCGATGGTGACGTCTCCACAGATCGTGGCCCCTGGTCCGATGGTGACGAAATCGCCGATTTGGGCGCGTGTGATGAAGACGTTCCCGTTGACGTGGCTGTGTCGCCCTAGACGGGTTTTGGGGCCGATGGTGGTGTGTGCGCCTATTACAACGCCCGGGAGGGCCTGTAGGGTCAAATGGACGGCCGCTGAAGGGTGGATGGCGGTGGCCGCTCCTTCTGACCTGTCCATTTGCTCTCGGATTCGGCTGTCGTCTC